TTACTCATTTGGGCTTCTCTTCCTGTTTTTCTTTCTTCTGTCATTGTTTCACCAACCTATTTGGTATTCTTCAATCAGTCCCGTTTCTTCGTTTCGGCCTTTGACAAAGCCTTCGTTCCTCCCATGAAGAAACAAGTCGTAATTGAGTTTGCAATCTGCTATGCAGTATTTGATTACATCAGCGTGCCGACCCTCTTTCCAAGCAACCGGCGCGTCTGCTGAATCCATAATTTCTTTTCCTACACCAAGCGTATGCTTGCATAGAGAATCAAGGTGATGGCTCTTGCCACACGCGCTACGAACTTCCCAAGATGTATCAACGATGGACTCTTTCTTATTGAGAAGAACTCCGGCGTAGTGCATGTCAAGCGCATCACGGAGAACGGGTAAGTCAAATCCTCGTATGTTATGTCCAACAATGATGCCACCGTTGTCAACATGTTTCTTGAGGTGTTCACCTAAATCTCTTGGGTGTAAGGGATGCATGTGCGCGTCTGCTACAATTGCGCCATCGGCTTTGCTGAATACATGTGCTTCTTCACCATCCCATGTAGCGACCACTGTTGGGTCAAACATGTGGGTGTTGTCCCAACCGCCAATCTCATGAGAGTAGTTTGCTGTTTCAATATCAATTGCCATTACTTTACTCAACTCTATCACCTTTTACTGTCTTGTTGTATTTGTCAACCTTTGAGTCCATATTTTCAACACAATGGCGGGGTTCAATTCCTTTAACAATTTCAGTTGAGAGCATCTTTCGGCAATCAGCGCACCACACAGCCGCTATGCTACCATCCGGTTTCAACTGAACTTGTAGGTTCGTATGACCTGTGCTAAGATTGCATGATATTAGTTCAATCATTCAATCACCCTGTCTAACATCTTTTGTAATTCTTCTATCGCTTCAACTCCGCGCAAAGCATTTCCGGCAATACCGGCTATGATACGAATAGTCGTAGCCGCGCTTGGTGCATCTTCAAAGTCAAGTGAAACATCTCCACCCTCCAATACATCAAGGACTTCACGAAGTATTCTCTTGTAATGTTCAGTTGATTCTGTGCTTGTGTCCATATTTATTCCTCCTTCCACTTAATGTAAACTGCGCTACCGACACGATGTGTGCGGAACATCTTCTCAACATCTTTGAATCGCTTGTAAACCGTTGGTTTGCTTTTACCGAGTTGGTTTGCGTATCTGTCAAACAAATCATTCTTGAGAACCCAACCTTCACCCTTGCCTTCAATCTCAACAGTCTTACACGGTTTCATTGCATTGGACCATTCATCTTTGCGCGCAATCTTTTCAGCCGCTTTCGCTCCGACTTCAACTTCGGACTCAAGCCAAAGGACAAGTTGCTCGTATATATCATAGATGATTTCAGTAGCCATTTCAATGTCATCACCTGTTACTCGCCAGTCGCCATCTGCGCTTATCTCATCACGCTCAACACGCATCATTGCGATATGCGCGGCGAACAAAACTGTGTAGTTGAGAACATTCGGAATGAAAGAACAAACAACATCGGAGAGGTGCTTGTCCATACCACGAACAAGTGTGTAATATTCCTCAACCGAAGCCATCAGTTGTGGATGCACTGACTCATCAATGCTGAACATATCATGCATACAACCACGCGCAACCTCTTCTTTACCACTTGGACCGAGTTCACTCCATTCTTGATGGGTCATGTTGGCAAGCGATAGTAAACGGGATTCCGTCTTTTCACGAATCTTGATGAAGTGTTGAGCAATGTCTTCAAGTGAATCAACTTCTGTGAGTTTGTTCTTGAACACACCTTCCATCCTTCGCTCGGATACCATTTGTCTCATGTCATCACTCCACGGTCTGTAAAGCAACAACACACGCTGAAACAATCCTTTGGTCAACACATACTCCTTGACACCGCTTGGTGGGAATGAAGTAATCCAAAACGATACGCGGGATTCTGTTTCCACTTTACCGTTCTTCATGTGTTTGGTCAAAGTGTTGCTGTGGCTTCCCACTGGGTTCATCGCTTGTTGCAAATAAAGGATAACTTCGGAGAAAAACTGCTTCGGGTTTGATTGCAAAAGAATTGAACCTTCATCAAAGTTCAAACACTTCTTGCCGCCGAGTAGTCCTTCATTCTGCACAAGTTCGTATCCTCCTTCACCGTCGCTTACCGAGTCAATTGACCCGATGAGCGCGCTGTCTGTTCCGCTGGTGAACATGTCAATGTTCAAACCGGCCAAGTCTGCGACTTCTCCTGTAAACTCCCATGCGATTGACTTACCGGACCGCGTTGCTTGTATCCAAAACACATGTATTCGCGGGTCAAGTGCAGAAGCCCATACGGGTATTCGCACATAGTCAACAAGGGCTTGTCCTTGTAAATAGAAGAAAGAAATCAATCCGGGTATTTCATTAAAGAACGAAGTCGTTCTAAACCGTTCAAGATAATTCTTCATCATCGGGTATTCTTTCACTGCTGTATATTGGTTCCATTGTCTTTGGGGCATCTTCTTTTCATCTCCTTTGGGGGGCGGACGACTCTTGGGGTATGGTGGTCGGCCTATAACCATTTCTCATTTTCTCAATTATCGCTATACTATAATAAAGATAATTGTTGACATTATATAAATTATTCACGCAATCACCTCTCAAAGCGAACTTCGTCTTCGCTGGTAAGGACTTCAATCACGCGATTGCGCAAAACTTTCCCCATGCGGGGAACATCACGCAAGCATTCTCCACACGCGACTTCTTCAATTGAGCCGCACGCTTCAATGATTGCTTCAACCATATCCGGTCCAATACCGGGAATGGTGATGAGCATGTCTTTGCGAACATCGTTTGTGGATACGCGCTTCACTGCTTGCGCACCATGTCTGCTTGCTTTCTTGTAGGTCTTTTCATGTAAAGCGACCATGAAAGCCGCCGCTTCACTTGCGTTCGGGGCGCGGTAAATGAGGCAACCGAAGTCAGCCACAATCCTACCGAGGAATCCCGTCATCTGTTTCAGTGCTTGACTGGCAGTTATGGAAGAACCACGCTCACGCGCTCGGTGAACATAACCACCGAGTTCTCCCCAAATAACCAAACCATAGTTGCCATCGTTAGCATCCATGTTGTCAAGTTGTCGCATCAAGTGTCCGCTTCTCATTGAACTGAAAAGGTCATCAACACTCTTTGCTTCAATCAACCAATCTCCGCATTTGTAATCTCCGTTGACAAGTTTTTGTCGTAGGACATCAATACGGGGGGACCTTGATTTTGCGCGTCGCTCAAGTGCTGAAACAAGCGAGCCACGCTCGTTCGTATCAATGATGAGTGGTGGTTTCATTAACACTCACTCCCTATGTGGTCCGGTATCTTCTGCGCTCTTCTATATTGCGAATGATTCTTTCCGGGTTTTCTATGTTCAACAAGTCCTTGTCTCTTCAAATGAGTTAGAAAAGTTCTAACTTCCGGCGTTGTCATAGTTCCTCTCAATTCCGGTCGCATGTATTTTATCAATTGACGCGGTGTTCTCCATCGCTCATCAAGATTCAACAATAGTTCAATGTATATTGAATCCATCCATTGCCTATCAAATGTATCACTCTTGATGTTTTCAGTCGTTGTTACCTTGATGCCTTTTAGCATACCATTCACTGTTTTGTATTCGTATTTTTTTGTCATTGTGTCACCTCATGTTCTCCTGTTCCATCCCACAGTTGGCACCGACCTATGCATAATCCTTTGCCGATGAGACTTTCACAGCGTTCCATGTATCCTCCTTCAACGATTGAACGAATTTGATATTCAGTCGTTCCGGGGTCATAATCGGCCCATTGAAGGGTCTTGATAAAATCGTGGAGTGTAAGAATATGCGCCTCGCGCATTTGATAAGTTGTTCTTTGAACTGGAAGAAAATTTCTCAAACGCGATGCAAGATAAATTGCCAAACTCGCGCGGCTGATATGTGGTGGGTTGCTTCCTACTTGACATGCCGCTTCCATAAGGCATGGGAGGATTTTGATGCTACCCATTTTTACTGTATCAAAGTTCACAGGTTCACCCGTTACTTTGAATTGCTTCTGTCGGACTTCTTTAACTGGCAGATTGACTCCTTTCCTACCATAGAAGTATGCTGTATTTTTAGGCGACTCCGCCATTTGACATATTTCGTCCCATGACTTGTTCAAGTCTTCAGTCTTCAACGGTATGCTCCATCGGAGAACATGTTGTTTAGCGTTGTAAGAGTTGGGAACTCTTATCATACGCGCAGTATCAAATGGAACGGTAGGGTCCATGCAATATAATTCCATTTCCTTTTTCCATTTGTTGATGACTTTCTTACCAGCCGCTTTAATATGCGACACTTGCGTTCCGCTGGATGGCAGATGAGTCTTGTCAAGTGACACCCAAATATGAAATCCGTTGCCGCTGAACCAAACACCATGATTGATTTCTGCGTCCAACAAAAAATGATGTAAGCGTTTAACTTGTTCAACAACCTCATCACCCTCAACTTCAATCATGTTGCTTCCCTTGCGATACTTCTTGTCAAAGTCCAAAACGAAATGCTTCATGATGGCTGTATTGTATTCAGCGCGACGACCATTCGGTTTCACTGCTCGGAATCCGTAAACAGACATATACGCGCACATTGAGTTTTGCAAACCGCTCCAATACCGTTCAAACTCCGCGTTGTTGTGGATAATTTTTCGGAACAAACCAACTTCTTTCGGGAAATCAAAGTGAAGTGGATTCACTCAAGAAGCCCCCGTATGAAATCAATAATCAATCTAACAATCATTCGCTCACCTGTATTGCATATTTTGGACACAACTCAATCAAGTCGCAGTAAGAACATTTGAAGTCGTCTTTGGTAGGTGGGAAGTGGTTGTCAAGATACATCTTGATGAGGTCTTTGACGCGCTTCATCATAGCACGCTCGCTGACAGTCTTGACTTTCTCACTCATCCAAAAATCAGCGGCAGAAAATCTCCAACCCCAATGCGTGACGGGTCGGTTTATACCGCGCTCCTTCAAGTATTCGGGGTCGGCATTATCAATCAAGAACTTATAGTAAGCCATTTCTTTTCTCATGTCGGCGGCTTTGTTAGCCTTCCATTTACCGGTCTTCAATTCAAAGAGCATCATTCCACCTCCGGGTGCTTCAAACACACGGTCAATGATACCAACAAATTGAACAGGAACAGTCCCATGTCCTTCAATGTCAACATTGATTTTGACTTCAAGACGAATTTCATTTGCAAGTGGTAAAGGGTTGTCCGCGTTTAATGACATACGCGCATTCTCAAACTCCATCAACCAATTCATATTGTAGTAATAATCGTCATGATAGAAGGGGAAGTCTTTGTTCTCCGCGCGACGATTTGCAATGATTGTCTTTTCATCGGGTATGTATTTCTTGAGATAAGATGTCATGTCAACACCGGACTTCACCATCTTACTGAACGCACCCGAACCTTCAATTGCTTGATAGAACAAATCAAGACCGTTGTGGACATCATCACCAACAACGAGATGTTTGACTAATCCTTGTGGACGCGGATAGTTTTGTTCAAGCCACATTTGCTGAACGCACCAACCGATTGAACCGGCTGTTGATTTGCTGATGCGGATGATGATACCGTCCTTTCCCATTTCGGGAGTCCATGCATAACTTGAGCCATCGTCGTAAATCTTAACTGTCATCTTCTAAACACTCCTTGCAACTTTGTTCTTTGTCTTCAACTTGTTCTTCGGGTAATTCAACTCCACATTCTTTGCAAAGAAAAAGCGCGCAATTGTGTTTGTTGCAATCACCTTTGAGGTGTTGACTATCGTGTAAATGATGTTCGCACCAACAATCACAACCGTCGCTTGAGTTGTGTCCGCAATCTAACTTCGGGTCATGGTAGTCATCATAGGCTCCCCAATCCATTCCGGGTGGGTAGTTATCCATGAAACGGCCTCCCTAAGTCATCAGCCATTCGCAGGTCGTTGTTCATTCTCTTTACAGCGGCCATCTTTGAACGCTTCATTGAATCAATGTCAACAATGTAAAGTTCTTCATCAAGTTCTTTGGTTTCAATCGTGATGACCGTGGCTGATGGAATCAGCAAGTAGTCGTCATCCGCGCGCTTCAAACCGATATAATCGGAGAGCATAGCATCGCCGAAGAAAAGTTGTCCTTCTGCATACTTGATTGATTTGGTTCCTGTTTCAAAGTATTCAATTTTTGCTCGCATTCAGTTCATCCCCACCTTCGTAGGTGCGTGTATTTTGTTGATGATGTAAAGTTCGGGGAACAAGCGTTGCAGTTCTTCCTGTAATTCACAGACTGCGCGCGCCATTTTTGCTCCGCCTATCATTTCTTCATCAAGCGCATCAAGGTCGCCCCTCAATGTGTTGTTTTCTTTTTCAAGCCTTGCGACTTTTTCTTTCAGTTCTTCAATTTCGTTTTGCATTCTTTTTATTACTTCGTCATACATTTTTCATCACCAGTAAGTTGCGGGTCGGGGTGTTCCAATAGCGGCTTCAATGTCCCAACCCAAGACACCGAATATACCGTCAATCTTCTTTTCAATTGATTTGTTCAAGATGGTTTTGGCATCTAATTCAAAGCCTTCAAGTTCAGCAGGTTCACGATACGCAACCACTTTGGTCGCAGGTAAACCGTTTGGAACGGCTGAAACATAGGTCCATTGAACGGAGTCTCCCGCTACAAACGGGTCATCCTTTGCCATGTGTTGATTGTAATAATGCGCGGCTTTGGAAGCACCGGACAATATCTTGTAGTCTGCTGGATTCGCGCTGATTCTTGTTGATTGTGTAACGCTCTTCAAATCCATTTCTCCTTTGCGCACAGGTAAAGCCATGTCAAGAACAACTGCTCTCACATCTGCTTCGGATGCACCGTCGCAAACGAGGTCAAGCACTTTACTTTCGGCTTCCTTGCTGATAGGTGCAAGACTGCTACCCTTCATGAAGTTGGCAGTTTTCATTTTACCAGCGTCTTCGGGAGGATAAGATACCTTGCCAGCATAGCGATTTTTACCAGCAAGCAACCAGTAAGGCATGTATGCTTCAACCTCGGCAACCAGTTTGTCGTTGCCAGTTGTGCGTTGAACAACATCTGTGATTCGCGCGGCCAATGCTTCTGCTTCGTCAAGTGGAACTTGAATGAATGCTGAATCGGTAAAACCGTAAAGCACATTGTATCCCATGTTGGTTGCAACTGTATCAAGCAGTGCGATACATCGTCGCCCTTCGGACAGTATTGTTTCTGCTATGTCAAGGTCAGCCCAGCCAAACCCAACACTTGCGGTTGCCCCATATAGGCTCGCCATGACGCGCTTGACTGCGGCTTGTGTTGTATCCCAAGCGGCACGAATCTCTTTTGTTTCTGCTTCGCGCATACGCTTTTTGCATAACGCACGATACTCAAAGAGGTCATCAACAACTTGAGGAAGAATGCCTTTCGTTTCTTGGTCCCAAAATGTTCCGTTCTCCATTTCAAGTATTCCCGGTCCGGGTCCATCACGCTTTGTTGTCCAACAAAGATTGAACCCCGTCATGAGTGATGGATACAGACCCTTGTAATCAACAACGCAAACACCTTCGTAAAGCCCGTTGTCTTTGAGAATAAACTCCGCTCCTTGAATATCGGGCTTCTGCACATTGATGCGAGAAGGCGCAATCAAGTTCGTCTTACGACCAAGAAGACCGCGCATGAAGTTTGATACATTCGTTGCTGATTGAATTGATACACCACAAAGGCGAACCATCTCAACAAAGAAGTCTGTTACATTCCGCGCTTCATCAATCCCACGAAGCAGAACAGTATCAAGCAAACAGTAGTCAACAAACTCGGACCAATACTCATACCATCCGTTGTGAACATCCATACCTTCAATCTCTTCGGTTAGTTTGGAACCGAGGCCCAGTGTTTCAGCAATAGTATTCAACTTGCGGTTGGGTAGTTGACCACCACCACTATCCTTCCACACACGCTCAAAACCTGTGCCGGAAGATGCAGGTGCGGCTGTATCAAATTGCCAGCGACCAGCGATTGGTTGGTCATCAAATCGGTATCGTTCACCTTTCTTTGGATAGCGGATGATACCGAGAGGACTTAACTTAGACGCGCCACCATGCCCGTAAATGTGGTCAAGGCGTTCAATCATGTGTGGTATGTCAAAGAAGGTCCCCGCATGAGCAATCATCATATCGGGGTCGCGTTCATGTAAGAATGCGATGAAATTCTTATACAACTTCTCTTCACTTGAGAAAAGCCTCAATTTGTATTCAACATCGCGCACCTTTCTTTTTCCAGCAACCATGTCAATTTTGCTTAATCGCTCGTAGGTGATTCGCTTTTGACCTTCGGGGTGGTTGAAGTAAGGACAGTTGGTGCGTTCATCAGCCCAAGCAAACACAACAGGTTCGTCAAGGTCGGAGTCAATAACTGCGATAACAGTCGTGAAGTTGTCATCACCGGTGTTGCACTCAATGTCATACCACCATTTGCGCGGCTTCCATTTCGGCATCACTGTGCATTCTTCAACCAAGTATTGGTCAATGAAACGCATATCGCCTTCGTATGATTTGCTAAACATGTTTCGCATGGCGGCAATATCGTATGGGTTGTTTGTTTCAACTCTCCACAATGTGGCACCGTCAAGACCTTCGTATGTTTTTTCTTTGCGCACCTTCACTCCGGGGAATGACCGCTTCATCTGTTTGATTCGGAACTCCGGTGTTGAAGATGGAATATAGAAGTGAGGTTTGTAATCATCAACTGTTTGCTCAACAAGTTTGCCATCATCCTCTCTCCATCTTAGATAGATAGATGGTGGCGTATCGTCATGATAGACAGCATCAGCAATCATTGGTCAGCCCCCTCTTGATGTTTGAGAATAAGTAAAGCGGCAACCTCGGCGTGTTCCAAGACAAGCGCGCTTCTGTTTCCCATGTGGAAGATTACTGTTCCGCTTGGCATGAGGTTGAGCAACTTCGGTAGGTGAGAACCAAAGATAGTTTCACAACTACCGTTGTCCTTCGCATCAATCTCAATTTGTCGGCTCATCTTTGCACCTCGTTGGTTTCCAGCGGTGATTGTCATATCGCCATCAGCAATTGAAACTCGGACTGGTGCATCTTTACCTACAACTTTGGTCAGCGCGGACAAACCGCGAATCTCTTCCATGCTGAAATTACCATGAGATTGTAAATCCGCGCGGCCAAGTTTCTGCCATGAGTTTTTTTTAGCCGCGTTGATTGCTCCCAATGCCCTGTCAACGGTTGAGTAAGACATGACATATTCGGAAGTAGGCGTGCTGAACTCATCGTTGCCGTTCTTCAATGTCAGCGTATTGCCAACATGTCGGATGGTGGTGTTGTCCTCTTTGCAAGATTTGAGAAACGCGCCGACTTTGTGAACATCGGGGATGTAAACTGGACCCGCTTTGTATTCTTCCATGAGGATACCGATTGACTTGGTGAAGTAGTGGGTAGCAGTGTCAGCATGGCCGGTCAGTCTCATGTTCGCAACATCACAGCGAAGGTCATTGACACCCTCACCGAAACCTGTTACAAACGCCCAAAGTGAATCGTTGTTGAATGTGGCTTGAACTAAAGTCATTCAATCACCTCCCCTGTCTTTATCCAATGGATTGATTGACATTCCTTACAGATGGGTAGTTTGACATTCGTGCCAACTGGTTCAACATTTGCAGTCGCGCCGCATAGTCTTGGTTTATTTTCTCCTTTGATGTGTCTTACTTTTTCAGTCATGTAGTCATCTCCTTTACCAATCGCAAACAGACGCAATCGTGGAACTTGATGTATTCCTCATGAGTGTCCGGGTGTATCAGTCTTTCTTGAACCGCGCCTGTTCCTTTGCATTGACGACAATGCGGGTCGGCTTTGAGGACCCACTTGGCGAATACACAATCACAAGGTTCGTTGATGAACTCAACATCAACACATTCTCCCTCGTAATTCATTACAGGTTGTTCACTCCAAACTGTGCCACTTCCCCCGCAGACTTGACATGCAGGGTCGGCTTCCCATTCGGGTTCATCTTCCGCGCTACGCTCAACGCCCTTGTTGTGCGCTGGCTTGCCTGTTCGCTTCCAGTCGCTCAAATATGACCCTCCCGAAGTTCCGGTAGTCCGAACCATTCGGGAGAAGCGTTTTGCTTTGTGACCATGATTGTTCTTCGCTGGTCAAGAAGTTCGGGGTTCGTCTTGCATTTGACAAACTCAACTTCGTAGCGGGTTTCTCCCGTAGTCTTTCCGTCCTCTCCGCGCACCTTTTTCTTGTGGAAATAGAGGATTTGGTTGAGGTAATTGGCTGTGGATTTTTCCCAAGCGGCTTTCTTTCCTGTGATGTTTCCGGCTTTGTCCTGTATATCCTTGAAGTGAGTTTCAAGATAGACGCGGACTCCAAGTGACATCAAAGTTCGTGCAATTGTAGTGAGTTGGTGGAACCGTGTTGAACGAATCTGCCAATTGAATCTCATACCAATTTGCTGATGAGGTGCAATCTTGGCACCGATGCCGTCGGGTGCAGTTCCCAAGTCTTCAATGAACATACAGTTGGTTGCAACATTGTCCCAAAGGTCAACAGCGGTAAACAGAACAGAATGAAGACGCGGCTTGTCTCCGGGTCTTGCGGCCCAGTCAACCAGCGTTTGTCCAATCTTCATCACACGACGATGTGTTGCTGGATAGTCAATTGCTTCACGCGTTTCTCCGTCTGCATCAAGTGTTTCAAACATGACATTCGGATTGAGACATCGGATGTTGTTTGCGTTTTCTCGGTGATGAGTAACGCGAGTTGTCTGTCCGCCTCCGTCAAAGTCAAGAACGAAGATAACATCTCCGCGTTTCTTTTCTTCATCGGTCATGCTGTCAAGAACGATACCCGTCTTGCCGACCCCTTCGGGTCCAACGAGTCCGCACAGAATCATGTTGTTTGGAATTGTTTCACCAGCGTTGACAATCTCATCCCACACAGTGAGGCCGATTGGTTCGCTGTTGATTTTCTTCTCTTCATCAACCGTTGGGTAGTTGACTGCCGCAACCATTTCACCGGATGCGGGGTCAAAGACTTCTTCTTCTTTCTTGGCTTCTTTTTTCAAATCGTTTAGGTTTGGCATTTTTTTCACTCTCCGTATTGGCTTGTTGATGTGTCGCCACCTTCACCCGCAGGGATGGTAAGGCGTGGGACTGCGTAAACTCCGAGGGTCTTGATGGAAGGTGCTGGACCGTCTTCGGTTGCGCGCACAGCCAATCGCCCAAAGACGATGACGGTGGACTTCACAGCGTATGGCTTCCAACCTTCCTCGGTTGCGTAATCAAATGGATGTCCTTCATCACCAAGTAGCCCATGAATGTAACATGGTAAGTTTTGGCGAAGGCCACCGTTGAATGTTCTCGCAAGGTCAAATGATGTGAGGCTCATTGAATAGTCGTGGCCGCTTTGGTCCCACTCCGATTCACGCGCTTCCTTTCTCATGTCGCTGACTTTGCCACGAACGAAGACCATTGGACCAACAGGGTTGTATCCGGGGATGACTTCTTGGCGTGTCTCAAAGACTTCGGCAAGTGTTGACATATCCTTGATGTATGAATCAAGTTCGGGAATGAGTCTTGGTGGTGTGATTGCACCACGAACATGCTCATCAACGAAGTCGTTTCCGTATGTCAATGCTCCCGGTAGCGCAAAGGTGTTGTATGTATCAGCCCATTCCGGCTTAACATTCTCCGATTGCGCGCGGACTTTGACAACACACTCGCTGAACAGTTGTGGAACAAACCACTCATCGGGGTTGTTTGATGTAACAGTGAGGCGTAGCAACTTTTGTTCATCCAAGAAGTTCTCTTTGGTGTTTCCGAGGAAATGATAAGTGCGTTGCCATCGGTAAGGTGTAATTGGTTCACCGAAGCGCGCCCACTGTGGGTTGTTCTGCAAGATTGCGATTGAGAGTCCGTTCTCATCAAACAGGAACCACGGCTTTGAGTCCGCTGTTTCATCTGTCTTCACTGGACCATCTTTCTTTTCAAGCATCCAAACGCCGTCTTCTGTATAAGCGCGTGCCACAAGTCCTTGTTGAATTGCATCATCAAGGTCATTCATGGCCGCTGATACAGCAGGTGCGCGCTTGCGCTCTTGTCCATCTCTCATCTTTGCATCAACGCCGACAAAGTAGCCAGCGAGTTCAACTGCATTTGCTTGGGATGTTCCCGACATAACGCGTCGCTCAACTACGAAAGTTTCTGCGGCATCAATCAAGAAGTCATCTTCTTCAATGGTTGGGTTATCAATCCCAAGTTCTGCTTTCAAGTAAGTGTAAAACTCACCGGTTGCGTCGTCAAGGGTCTTGTTGTGCTTTTCAGCCCACCACTTGAGGCGTTCTTCCACTTCGGGGTGAAAGTCTCCTTTGTTTTGTTCGTCTTTTCTGTCTCCGTTTTCGTTTAGGTTTGGCATATTTATTCCTCCTTTTTGTTTTCGTCTTCGCAATACAGGGTCGCTATGAAATAGTCCACGAAGGACTCTTCCGATAGGGGCCACGCGTGCATTCGTAACACGAAATTACCCCACACAGCGAAGAAGGCATATAATTGTTCCGTCGGCAAACCGATGGATTTCACATATTCATGGATACGAAGCATCACCATGTGAAGTGATGCGCCGTTGCGAACCATGTCAAGCATGGCTTTGTGTGTTGACTGCCAATCACCAGCGGCAATGTCAAGTGCCAATGCTTCAAGGTCAGTTTGAGAATCGTCAAGTTTTGCTCCGCTCATGATGTGATTACCCACAGCGCGAAGGTCGCCTCCAAAGTATGAATGCAGTGCTTCGGGGCTGTCGGTTGAAATTACACCGTGGGCTGAAACCAAGAGTTCAGCATACGCGCGGATTTGTTTTACAGTGTATGGCTTGAATTGAAAGTGGACACAGCGTGATTTTATTGCAGGGATAACACCGGATGGGTCGTTGCATGTCAGTATCCACCAGCAGTTGCTTTTCTCCATCATGCGTTTCAAGGCTTCTTGAGCGGCTTTTGTCATTCCTTCAAACTCATCAAGCAGAATGAGTCGTGCGCTCCAAAGTGAACTGCTGTATGCGATTTCCTTTATCTTGTTGCGAACCGCGTCAATACCTCGCTCATCGGAAGCGTTAAACTCAACGATGTCAAGTTCTAATTCTTTTGCGATAAGATAGGCCGCGGTTGTTTTACCAAGTCCGGGGGGTCCACTGAACAGAAGGCACTGGGGGCTATCACTCGTCCACTCATCAACATAGAAAAGCGGACTGTTCGGGTCATCGTGGCCGATGTATTCGGCGATTGTTTGGGGTTTGTGTTCGGGCATATTTTTTCCTCAATTTCCCGGTAGGATTGAGCGCGCCCCTTATAAACAAATCACACAGTGATGCGTTTTTGACTAACACTTTCTTGATATTATTAAATTATTATCATAAATAAAATAGAATATTCTCATTATAACAAGAAAATAATATTCTTGATAATTACAAAGAGTCCGCGTCAATCGGCACTTTCACCATCAATCATTCGTATGACTTCTTCAATGTCTTCGTGCTTAGGATTGCGTCGTTTGTAATCCATCAACCGAATCATTTTGAGCATGTTATCAGCGTCAGCAACATGCTGTTTGACAGGCGTAAGTATGCGTATCAGTTGTTGAATCAGTGCAGGGTCTTTGAGGATTCGTGCGTTGATACCTTTCGTGGATAGCCACATGTTCAGTGCGGGTTCGTCTTTGCGTGATACCAGCACGCGTCTTGCTACACGGTATCCTATCCGTGTCTTTGGTGCGAAATGAACGCTCAACTGAAAGCGGCATTCTCTTGCCAACCATCCAAGAAAAAACGCATCTTCATCCATGTTTACCTCTCCATCAAATCGCCAATCTGTATTGCATCGGATTGTCCAAGCGTGGTATCAATCCGTGTCAAATATGGTGCGCGTAGTGTTTTCGTGTCATGGTCGTATGACAGTGCGTGGAATATACCGATTAGTCCTTCGTCTATGTCAATCATGCTTTGCGCATCATACAGTCTTGCCAGTCGTTCGGGGATGTCGTCGGCTTTGACAAACGCGTATCCAACAGGGAATGTATCAAAGCCATCAAGGGCGGCAATCTTCACACGGATACCTTCACCATCTCGGTATCCGCCAAGTATCAGTAGCGGTAAATCAAAAGTTCTTCTCGGCACAATAAATCCTCCAACAGCCCCACTATGGAAATACGCTCGTTCAGCGTCAATGAGGCGCAATACTTCACCGTCATCTAACGACTGGACTAACGCTCTCAAATGCGCGCGGTCTTTGACTTCCTTCGGTTTGTTAACCCGCTCGCTTCTGTGCTTTTTCCATAGAGTCGGTTCGTTGTCGGTGTATAACCACTCAACGATATTCCCCGCTTCATCCATTTCACACACAAAGTCAAAGTTCGTGTCATTGAATGCGGGAGAACGATTCACGCGTCGCGCGGCAGAATCAAAACAGAAGACGGCATCTCCCCTTCTGTGCGCATAGTATCCTTTTCCTCTTACAATTTCGTAGTGAGTCTGTTTGAATGGAAGCGACCAGCGGTTCCAACGAGAATAATGTGGGGCTTTGAAAGGATACGCGGGTTCAATCGTGTATTCATTCGGCAGTGTTTCCTTTAACGCACGCTGGATGATTTCACCAGTTGGCATAATCGTGCGCATTCTTTGAAGATGGTTCGTGTCATACTTCGTGATTGAGGCAATCGCTTGCATGATTCGTTTATGCGACAAACAGTTTTTACCAAACGCGTATCCCCAAAACACCATAGCACCTAATTGCGACATTGAGTTGAATAGAATGTCTGCGTTCACATCACCCCCTGTGTAAATTATCTCTTTGAGTTCAATGACTTCACGAAGCGTCAACGATTTCTCAACAGTTGGTGGCGATTCGCTCGCAAGAAGCGCGGGCATTTCGTGTTCGTCCATCAGTTGTTCATATTCTTCGGGGAACAATCCATACGACTGTGCTAACATGCGCACGACATGGTGAGGTTTGATTGACGATAGGGGACGACAGCAAATCATAGTTATATCATGCGCGGAATCGTAGTTTTCGGAGAACAAATCAGCGAGTATTTTCGTGTCCTTCTCGGTTTGAGAAACGAGAATATAGTTCGCTAACTCTTCAAACTTCATTCTTCTTCTTCCCTAACTCGGTCCGTTTTGAAAATGAGGCCGCGCAGGTGTGGAGGAACAAGCGTGCCTTTCCATACAGTCGGCATGATTGAAACTCTTTCTTCTGTGATAGATGTGAGAAGTTCACCAGTGTCAGCCAACTCTATGATTTCGTGTCTTTCAAGAACGCGCATTCCATCCCATGTGAAGAAGAGTTCATCTCCCGCAACAAGGTTGTAATCCATAGGACTCAATTGGACTTCGTGCATTTCACCATCGTCGCTTTCGTGTCTTACGATGACGCGCCACGCTTCTTCTCCCTCATCAATGCAAATCCATTCGGGCTTCTCCAAGTCAAAGTTCACAATGGGGATACCGCTTTCGGGGTGTGTCCATTCTTGCGCGGCTTGTTGTGCCGCGGCTTGAGCATCATGAACCATTTGCGCACCTTCGGAATTGAGTTTAATATCAATCAGTTCACAGACCTTCTTGATTCGTTCAAGAGGTAGTAAGGATGCGGGGCTTGCTTGTAGGATTGTGAGAACATTGTCTTCGTCTTTACGCAACACAGCATCAGCGACACCCCATGTATCACCAATTTGCATACGCGCATACTGTTCTTTTGTCCAATCTATATCGTCTTGTGTGGGCTTCCAATCGTCTTCTATCCGGAGTCTTCACCTTTGAACCCGCGGAACCTATTACAGCATCGCGCGGGGACAAGGATAACTTCTCGCTTATGGGTGTGCAAAGCGATTTGATGGGGGTCAATTTGTTCACCACATGAACAGACGATTACATCACCAAGAAGGTGCGACGCGTAATCATATCCAGCAATCATGTGGGATTCTCCGTCATCGGTATCTATGATGATACCAATAAGATTCGCGTCTTCGCCGTTTGGTTTGATTAACCTTCCACAGTCGGTAAAATCAACGACGCTAATATCAAATGATACAGACACATTCACCTCCAAGCGGGAGAACCTTTTTATTCTTTCTCAAGAAAAGCGGGTAGCATTTCGTATGTCTTACCGGTGAAATCACAGATAATCTCAATCTTGTGAAAGATACCAAGAGGAACAGTGCGGAAGATGAGCATGTCAACATACGCGTGAGGGTGTTGTCCGCAAGGGCATTTATCCGTTGGTAAGATGATAACATCAAAGTCTTCTGTCTCAACAGACGCGCTCATTGTTCTTCCAACTCCCATTTGTAAAATACCAATGCTTGTATCAACGGCCAATGAAGGGGCGTTGATGGTTCATTGATGAGTTCCATTTCACCACAGTAGTCGCCCCAATAGGTGTAATGTGGTCGTGGTTTTGCGATACCGAGGTCTTTGAAAGTGCCTTGAGTATGCGTTATCCCACATGCTGAACATTTGCATAGTCTGTATTCATTCTTCCTCATCTTCTCCATCTCCTTTCTTTGTGGTATCAAAACCACAATCGTTGTGTATGTTGAAATTGTTGACCGCTAAAATAGTAGCGTGTGTTGACATTTGGAAAATGCTGTATCCATCGTATGGAACAATCTTCAATTCGCGCTTGTCTGCTTCAATCTTGAATGCACACAACGCATAGATTTGCTTGCGCAGTTTTCGTAGTTGGTTGTATGCAAACTTGCTGAATATCTTGTCGGGTAGTTGTTCAAGCGTGACCTGTCTTCCGCTTCTCAAAGTCACGGTAAACGGTGCTGTTGGCATCACTTCTGTTGTTGGTTGTTCTCCTTCTTCTGTCATCATATCATGCTTCCTAATCCTGTTTTCAATTTCTTCAATAACGCCTTGCCAATCGCATCACGCGTCTTTCCAGTTTCACCATCAAGTATGCGCTGAACGAGGTCTGCTTTCTCGGCAACCACTTGGTCAAACATCACATCAATGGTATCGTTTGCCGACAAGACAACCTTGTGGCAAGTGGACTCTTCTTGTGTCATACGGCGAACACGCGCCGCCGCTTGCTGTTCCCACGCTGGAACCCACTCACGCTCAACGAAGAGAGCGGTGTTAGCGCGGTCAAGATTCACACCTTCACGCATTGCGTTGGTGGAACAGATAAGATACCTCAACCCTCCGGTTTGGAATTGTTCAATGAATGATTGACGGTCTGTTTCGCTTGTCTCACCGTTAATGAGTTTGATTTCATTCTCAACATGCAGTCTCAAGTAAAGTGATTCAAGCACATCTTTGTGGTGCGCAAAAATAACCAAAGGTTTGCCGCTGTCTTCAAAGTAAGTAGTCGCCCACTTAACAGCCGCGTCAACTTTGAGGCGACCTGCGATGTGTCGGAGTTGAGTCATCATGTTGAGAGCGAATCCCGCGTCTGTTGAACCCCAATCAGCCTGTTGCTTGACCCACTCTTGCATCCAAGAGTTGTATTCAAGTTTGTATTGTTTGATTGCTTCGGGTGCCAATTCAAGTGGAATGATTGTCTCAATCAAGTCCGGCATTTCACCAGCGATGCGCGGGTCATCCATAGAACGACGCAACATGAAGTCGCGCAAGATGTGATTCAATGGTGTGGTAATACCATCACGGCTTGTTTCTATGTTAGATGAACCGCTGTAATCCCAGCCGAAGCCGTTGTGTCTTGCATTGCAATACTTCTTGGCGAAAGTAAAGTAGTTGGGGAAGGTTCCGGGTAGCATCATGTTCAGCGAAGGGAAAAACTCAATCGGTCTGTTGGTGATTGGTGTTCCCGATAGCGCAATAATACCTTGCTTACCTTGAGCCAACTTTAGCGCGGCTTTGGTTGTCTTTCTCTTTGGGTTCTTGATTCTGTGAACCTCGTCAAAGATGATGCAGTCATAATCAATCGCCATCAAGTGGTCAAGACGCTTCTCCAAAATATCGTAGTTGATGATGTTGAAGCGCGTCTGCTCAATATCACCCTCCCATCCGTTGATGATGAAAGATGATGTTTGCAACCATTTGGTTATCTCGTTAGACCAATTGTGTTTGACAATAGCAGGGCATACAATCAAGACGCGCTGATGTTCAGCGAAATGAACACAAGCAAGAGCCTGTAATGATTTACCAAGACCCATCTCATCAGCAATGAGAATACGGTTGCGTCCACCTGTGCGATACATGATAGGTGCGACTTTTTGATATGGTCGCATCATGTTATAGATTGGCATGTCCGGCAGTTCAAGTTCAGTATCAACCGCGCTTGATAGTTCCACTCGTTGCAGTGTTGCTTCGTGTGATAACTTGACTTGCGCGTTTTCTTCAATTGCATCAGCCAGTGGTTCAAAGTGAGGGCGAACAGCGTTGGCAACAGCCATAGCAGTCGCAACAGGAATCATCCAGTTCTTTGTCTTCGGTTGCCATTCAGCATTACCAGCCGCCGCGTCTTTCATAGCGGCGTTGATGTTTTGCCAGTTTGGTTGGAAATCCCAAGATAGAATGAGTTTGTCGGGTGCGGAGAAATGCGCGGTGGCATTACCAACAGGCGTTTCAATAGCGGATTCATCGTATTCCAACCCTTCCACTGTGATGTCGTGGTCAGCGAGGAAAGCGAGAGCCTTCTCAATGACATCCGCGCGGTCGGAAATCCACCACAAACCCTTCTGTCCGTTCCAGCCAAAGCAATAGAACGCGTCGTTCATGTGGGCTTTCATGTCATCCTTCAAGTTGAATGGTATTTTGTTGAGCGCGATTTTGCCACCGTAGTTGTCTGTGTATCGTTCAAATGTAATGTTCATTCTTCTTCACCTTGCCATTCTTTCTCCAATTCGGGGAACATTTGTATGAGTTCAGCGTGTGCTTCTTTCGGGCTTAAATGTGGAAAGTATTTTTGCCATAGCGCGTTCCAGTCTGTTTTCATTCTTCATCATCTCCTTCTGTTTCTTCGCTTCCGATGTAGTCTTCAACTCTAACAGGCTTGCCATTGTCGTCGTGTATCTCAAGACAGATGTTTGATTCGCTGTGTATTATTATTCCACTTACCGCGTGTTTCAATATCAAGTTCTTCGCTTGCAAGTCCTGTATTTGAAGACCAACAACTTCCCAACCTTCGTAGGGGTTGTTTTGAAACTCAACAATGCGTTGCAGTTTGTCTGCGCGCTCGGTCATTCTTTGTGCTTCTCTCATCATCTGTGCTTGTTTTTCTTTCAGTTTTTCTATTGCTTCGTTTGCTTTCATTCTTCCTCATCTCCTTTGAGTGTTTCGTGGTTAGCCCACAGTAAATGTTGTCTTGTGCGCTCGTAGTAAGCGCGGTTTGATTCTATGGAATTTCGTGCAGTTGTCGGCCACACCTCATCCATTTCTTCTGTAATGTAAAAATTACCAAACAGCGTTTGCTGTCCGTGTGGTAAAATCTTGTCAATGCGAGAAGCC